CGCTAATATAATGAAAAACATGAACAGTGCTTTAGGCACAAAAGTCTCAGAAGAGACTTCGGTTGAGCTAAAACAACCTGCACATGAGTGTGTGAAAAAAACATTAGGCGGTGAAAAGAAAGTTGAGGTGTTCAAAATCCTCGAACATTTTGATGATCTGATTAACTGGCATACTGCAGCTCCTGCAGCTAAGAGCCTCTATTCTGAACGTGTAGAAAAAGATATTCTCGAATTACTACACAATGAAAATTTAAATATAATTCAAAATAGGGCGGTAACCTTAGAAGGCTATGTTACCAGAGATTATTATTACAATATAATAGTCCCAGAAATGGGTGAGCATTTTACCTATGTGGAAATGAAGAATAAAAATAAAGATGAATTATTTTTGATTCTCGTCCAAAGCAAAGCGCTCATTTCTGAAAAATTATTTATGGAGAAAGTGATAAAATTAAAAGGTGATTCGTTAACCTGCAAGGCAGTTTATAATGAATATAAAGAATTACTTTTACAATTTTACACTAAACTCGGAAGTTTTTATATATATACAATACCAACAATTATGGATTTATTCTACTTTCACAGAAGCTATTTTCATGCTCTCTATGACTATGTTGGTGAAAAAACACAATTTGATGTGTCTTCCTTGTTTTCCTTATTTAGGAAATTGCTCCCTATCGAGCTCGTTAATATTATACAATGTTTAAAATACATAACAGCTTATCCTCTAGCAAAGTATCTAAAGAATGAACTACCCAATAAACCATCTGGTTTTCCACTTGGTTCCTCGTTGGGTTTTGAGGGTGGTGTTAGAATATTCCTAAAGAACAGAATTAACTCAGCCGATAGAAATAATAATAAAAAAACAAATAAAAAAATTACACAGTTCTGCTTATCAATACTCCTTGGTGTTAAACGTGCTTGTAAACAGGTTAATCCTGTTTTTATAGATTTATCATATACAAAGCATGCAAAGACTATTGGGACCGAGAAAGAAGTGGATAAGGATTATCTTAGCACGTTTAAAAGATATACTAAAATGTTTAGTAAAAATTTTAGACATGTTGAGCCAAAGATTCTTATGCCGAGCACATCTGCTCACTTCGATCAAGGTTTTGATGAATACGGTGCCTATGGTTATATTGTTGAGAGATTAAATGATCTCAGCAATTATAATGATGATGGTATCCGATATGGAGATATATTTAGAAAATATTGGAACAATAAAGAAGCAGCTCTCAGAAAAATTGCCACTATTAAAGAAGCTAAAAAGAAAGAAAAATTAAAAGAAGAAAAAAGAACTGGTGTAAAAATACAAGAATCTGTTTGGGATGAAGAGATCTTTCCTAACCGAGAAGAAATTGAATATATGTTTAGATATACTACAACTGTACCGGAAGGTATTTGTGATGTCCAATCTGATGAGACTACGGTCAAGTCATATGTGTCTGAAAACAGCTTGCCTAAGGTGGGTGACGCAAACTCTGAATTTGATAGATCAGAGAATGTTAGTTGCTCTATTAGTGAAGGCCAAGAGTCAGACGTGTTAAAAGAAATAGGCTCCCAGTTGTTGTATTATCCTGATTCAACAGATTTTTTCTTAAGTATGGGTTTGGGGAATGAATTACAATTTATGGAATATGAACCGAAAGTAAATAAGGTATTTGAATATAGGGGTCCTACTGTGTTAAAACGCAGAGATTCAAAAAAAATTAAAAGATCTTATATTTAAAGACTTTCCGTCCTTACTCCAACCACTCCCGGTAGATTTCAAATCAAAATTAAATTATCCTGATAGTCATATGATCTCTGTTAAAACCTACGCAATATGCGAGCCACTTAAGGTGCGCATGATTACAAAAGGAGAGTCATTACCATACTATTACAGTAAATACTTTCAAAAAGGGATGTTTAAATATTTAAGGAAGTTTCCACAGCTTTCTTTAGTAGGTGAATCTGTCACCACCCAACATATTCATGATCTTATAAGCAGACATAATTATCTGAGAAATAAAAATACAGGTAAGACAAGTTCTCTCTTTTACCCACTTAATTTTACAAAATGGGTATCGGGAGATTATTCAGCTGCTACAGATTCTATTGCTCTTAAAATAACTATGACCGCTTTTGAAGCCTTACTAGCTTCTCAGCAAATCCCAGAAGAAGAGAAAAATATTCTTCGTTCCGTTATTTATGCTAGCAAAGTACATTATCCTAAAGAATCATCAGTTTATAAAGCTCGGGAAACTGAGTGGAATGAACT